CTGCCCCACTGCGGCGATCGCGCGCTGGCCGCGCGGGCCCGCGGCGGCCAGCTCGTGCAGCGCCTGCTCGAAGTTGACCGTGGTGATGCCCGCCGCGGCGAGTTCCGTGCGGAACTTACTCGCCGGGTCGGAGAACTGGGCCAGGATCGAATTGAGCGCCGTGCCCGCGCGGCTCGCATCGATGCCCGCATCGGCGAATTTGCCGATGATCGCGACCGTGGTTTCGAGCCCGAGGCCCAGCGTGTTCGCCAGCGGCGCCGCGTAGCTCAGTGCCTGCGCCAGGCCGGTCACGCTGGTGTTGGTCGCGTTCGCGCCCTTGGCGAGCACGTCGGCCACGCGCCCCGACTCGGTGAACGACAGACCCAGGCCGGTCACGATCTTCGTGAGGTACTCGGCCGAGGCCGCCAGCTCGATGTCGCCCGCGCGCGCGAGCTGCATGGCTGGCGGCAAGGTGGCGATCGCGTCCTTGACGCTCAGGCCGGCCTTGGCGAGATTCTCGAGGGCGCCGGCCGCCTCCACCTGGGTGAAGTTGAATCGCTTGTCGTTCGCCGCGTCGAGCGTGGCTTTGCGCAGCTCGCGCATCTCGCCGGCCGTGGCGTTGGTCGCGGCCTGCACGCGACTGAGCGCCTGCTCGAGGTCCGCGCCGCCCTTGATCCAGCCCGCGAAGGCTTGGATGCCGAAGTAGCCCAGCACCAGCGCCGCAAAGGCGACGATGCGCTGCTGCAGCTTGTCGAACACCTTGGACGCATCGTCCTTGGCGTTGATCAGAATCTGGATTGGCTTGATGGCGGCCAAGGCGGTGCGTGGAGAAGTGGAAGCGACGGTCGCGTGTCAGCGGCAGCGCATGGGGCCTCGCAGAAGCCTCATGCGCTGCCGCTGTCCCTGGCAGGGACAGCGGCGAGGGTCAGACGGCCACGGGCCGGCCGTCGGCGTAGATCGCCTGGGAGTTGGCGGGCTTGAGGACCTTCATGGAGAACTGCAGCCGCACGAGGTCGTTGCTGTCGGTCACCAGCGGCAGATCGCCGTTGGGCGTGAGGACCACCTTGGGCATGTACACGTCGCGGTTCTTGCCGGCGGCGGCATCGGCGACGATGCGCAGCGCGCCCATCACCTGGCCCTTGGCACCCGTCTGCACGCGCATGAACGTGCCGGCGACGGGCGTATAGCCGAACTGGACTTTGCCGGCGACGATGCCACCGCCTTCGATGATCTGAACGCGACCGGTTTCCAGATCGACGTTGTAGTCGACGCCAGCGTCGTAGGTGTCCGTACCGGCTTCGTCCTTGACGGTCACCGCCGAGACGTTGCGCACGCCCAGCGGGTTGGCCGTGGACGCGCCGAGCTGGTAGTAGCGACCCGGCACCACCTTGCGCAGCTCACCGGTCACGGGCGTGGCCGCCTGCGTGATGGCCTGCTTGGTGCCGCTGAGCCACCACGCATAGTTCTGCATGCTCATGTTGTCGCAGTCGAGCGCGCCGGTGCGCTCGACGCGGCCTTCATAGGTGAAGTCCAGTTCGCTCGCTGCCGTCTCGGAGCTGTAGTGGTCGGCCGACTCGCGCGAGATGGAAAGCGTGGTGTTCGGCGTGTTGCCGAAGGGAATCTCGCCGGTCAATTCCTCGTTGTCGTCGTAGGGGTCGAAGTAGGCGCGGCCGCGCGGAATGGTGTACTCGTTCTTGACGTGGGTGAGAGGCATCGTGCGCTCCAGAGGTTGAAAGTCAGTCCTGGCCCTCGAATCGGGCGACCGTGACGAAAGTGAGAAGGACGCCCGCGAGGGCGTCGTCGGCGTACTGCGGCGCGCTGACCTGCAGCAGCCGGAAGCGGTCCCAGTGGCGCCCGCCGACCTCACCGGGACCCCAGCCGAGCACCGCCGCCACGACCGCATCCACGGCCGTGTCGATCAGCTCGGCGGCGTCCGGGCCCCGGGTCGCGGAAACGGTCACGCGGTAGGCGACCTCGACGGAAGCGGCGAGCGCCTTGCTGTCGGCCACGTTGCCGTTGAAGAACGCCACCGACGCGAGCGGCCGAGCGTCACGACGGCCCGCGTCGGTGTTGAGGCCGAGGGTGGTCCAGTCCTTCCCCAGCGCGTCCAGTGCGGGGCGCACGCGGTCGACAACTCTTTTTTCCAGCAGCAGCATCAGACCGCTCCGAGAACGAGATGGACATTGCCCGCGCCATCGGGCTCGGCCGTCATCACCTGGTAGGCGCTGCCGTCGATCTCGATGCGGTCGAATCGCGCCAGGCCCCCGAGGTCTTCCTCGCCGCCCCAGCATTCCGGCGCTCGGGCGTCGACATCGCCGTCGAACGCTGGCGCGTATGGCTTGTTGAACTCGACGGGAACGTCGACGCCCCCGACTCGCGCTACGGCGTTGGCCAGGTGCTTGCGCGTCGCAGCGTTGAGCCGGGCCTGCAGGCGAGCGAAGGGCGCGACCATACCGACGCGATCAGGTAGCGGCGGACAGGTAGGCGCCGAGCTTGACGCGCACGCTGTCAGAGGGATTGGCCGCCGCCTCGACGGCCACGCCGATGCACACCTGCGCGGTGGAGGTCTTGTTCACCACCTTGGCGGCCGGGTCCCAGAAGACGCGATCGCCGACCGAGATGGCGAGCGCGCTGGTCTTCGGCAGCGCGACCACGCCCGAGGTCTTGAACTCGCCGGGCACCCCGGCCTCCACGTCGTTGGTGGCGACAGCGAACAGGGCCGCGCCGAACAGGTAGCCGCCGCCCGATGCCACGGCAGCGGCGGGGATCAGCGTGAGCACGTCGCCGTGCTGAATGAAGTTCTTCATGGTGCTTTCCAGAAGGTGAAGGGTTTCGGACGCGGGCGGCGTGAGCCGCCCGGGTGGATCAGTTCGCGCCGGTGGCCTTGCGCAGGCCGCGCCAGTCGGTCGCCTTCGCCGCGAAGTCGAGCCGCGCCTTGAGGCTCACGCCGTCGACCTCGAAGCCCGCTTGCGACTCGATGACGGGGCCTTCCGAGCCGTCGAGGTAGGCGTACTCCACCGTGTCGATCTGCGCCGCGTTGGCGGCGAGATACCAGGCGGTTTCGCTCACGTCATCGAGCAGCGGCTCGACGATCGGCTCGAGGGCCGTGCGGCCGCCCGCGCGGAACTCGTTGACCTGGTTCGCCTGAATCGGCGTGTACTGCGAACTGGTGTACTGGTAGGCCACCTGTTCGAGCGAGGACGGCACGATCAGGTAGCGCGGCGCGATGTTCAGCGTCTCGCCCTGCAGGCCCTTCTGCTTGCGCATGTCCTTGCGGCCGGCGCCCAGCTTGTCGATGCTGTCGAGCGCGCTGCCCGCGGTCGCGAGGTTCTTGTGGTCGGCGTGGAACAGCGCCTTGCCGTCCGCCATCGTCGGATTGCCCGAGAGCTGCGCGTACACGAGCCGGTTCTCGAGGCGGCTGGCGCTGTCGCCGAAGCCCGTCACGAGGCGGTCGAAGGCGCGCAGATCGTCGTTGACCATGGCCTGGCGGGTGAGCGCCACGATGCGGCCGTAGGTGACCACGCGGTAGGCCTCGCCGCCCTCGGAAATCTGGCCGTAGGTGAACTCTCCGTGCTCGTTCGTGCGCAGCAGCTCGGGCGCGCCGGAGATCTGCAGGACCGTCATGTCCTTAAAGTCGGGCGCGTTCGGAGCGCGACGGGCCCAGAGCTGGTAGGTCGAGGCCGCCTGCTCGTAGGCCGCGCGCAGGCGCTTGCCGGCGACGTTGGACAGCAGCAGCGAGAAGTCGGACGTGCCCATGTAGCCCGGCGAACGCAGCATGAGGACGCGCGTCGCGATTTCCATGCGCGACAGGCCGCGCGTGGACTGGCCCGCGTTCTCGAGCATGTCGCGGCAGATTTCGATCAGGGACATGCCGCGGTACTGGCGGCCGTTGTCGGTCAGCGCGGCGCTCGCATCGACCCGGTGCTCGATCGCTTCGGCGATGCCCGCCATGCGCGTCTCGTGCTCATCGGTGATGGTCTGCACGTTCACGTTGCGATGGCCGCCGCTGGCCGTGTCGCGGCGCGCCAGTTCCTCGAGGACAGCGGCACGCGCGTGGTCGACGGTGCCGCCGCTGCGCACCAGCCCGGCAGCGAGATGGCCGACGGCGTGTCGGGTGCACAGGTCGATGATGTCGGCCGAGCGCGTCTGCTCGGCCGCTGCGGCCTGGCGCTGCGCATCCGCCTGCGGATCACCG